GACAACCAGCTCCTTGAGCTTCTTCATGTCCTCGCCGGCGATCTCAATTCCGCCGGCGTCGACGCGATTGAGAGAAAGCCCCAGCGCGTCGGCCTCTTCCTGCATTTCACCGATGCCAGAACCCAGTTCGTTGAACATGGGAATGAGCGCAGTGCCCTGCTTTCCGAACAGCGCGACGGCCGCGGCCGATTTCTCCGCCGGCGACGCGAGCTGCCCGATATTGTTGGCCAGGGTCAGGAACTGGTCGCTGGTCGAGCCCTTCAGCTGTGAGAGGCTCAAGCCTAGGCCTTTGATCGCGGCCTCGGTCTTCGGCGTCATCGTGCCAAGATTGGTTACCATCTTCTGTAGAGACATATCGAACGCCGCAGCGTCGACGCCGGCCATGTTGGCGGCGTGCTGGAAGCCGGCCATGTCTTCGGTTGAAACGCCGAGCCGGTCGGAAATGCGTGTGAGCGCCTCCGCGGTTTCGAAGCCGCTCTTCGTGAATTCAACGAGCTTGCCGACAACCTCGGTGATGCCGTGAATGAATTCTCCGGTTTCGGCGCCGATTTCAACGTTGAGAGAGGCGATCGTGCTCACGTTTGTTTCTTCCCGTTAAACCAGTTCGTGAACATCTTCAGGACCGCCATCATCTGCGCCGGCGTCTGCTCTTTGATCTTTTCCTTCACGCGCAGCATGAAGTCCGAAGCTTTGGTCTTGTTGCCGTGCACCGCGGCGATCACCTGGGCGATGATGGCGGCGTGCATGTTGTCTCTTTCAGTTCCAAACGGTTCGATGCCGTAAAACGCCATCCACTCCGTAAATTCGTCGCTATCTACTTCACGCTGAACCCGTCTAACGGACATTCCGAGGGCAAGGGCGAGCCGGAACCAGAACTTGCGCTCGACTCGCTCTTGAAGTTTTTTGTTAGTTCGTCCAGGTCTGATTTGCCGAGCTTGTTGACGCGCATGGACGCGTCTGCGACTCGTTTGAGCGCTACGCTGTGAGTGGATCCAAGTTCAGCGGCGTCGGCATCGGAGAAGAGCCGCTGACCGGTCTCATCGCACACGCAGCGCACAGCCAGGCGCGCCGAAACATTCTGGAAGACAGCGGTGTCATCACCGGTTTGCTTCTGGGTGTAGATCTCAGCTTCCCAGGCGTCGCGTTCCATTCCGGACATGACGCGGATGTAGACCTTCTCGCCGGCGGCGCCCCACTCGGGCACCGAGCATTTCACCATCGCGGGCTTGCACGCCAGAATGTCATCACGAAGACTCATCGCTTCCTCCAAAACAGGATCTGCACCATTTTGGTGCATTGTGGTTCATTTCGGTTCGGCGGGTGCCGGCGGCACTTCTTCGGCCTTCGGTGCTCTCGGTTTTCGCTGGGGCTTTGGTTTGGGCGCGGCCGCTTCCGTCGCTTCCGCGGCTTTCTTGGCGTCGATCTGCGCCTGCACGACCTGCGACTCAACCGTCTCTTTCATGACGCTGGGCTTCGCCTCGGTCTCGCCGCGGTGGACGATGTCGACAACGCCTTCGCACTGCAGCCGGCAGCCGGTCGTGTGGTCGACGATCTTCTCGTCGCCGGCCTTGTGCTCACCGAAATCCTGCTTGAATCGGATCTTCATTTTCGCTACCTCCTCGACGATGCCGTCTTCCATCCAGGCGGCGGCGATTGCTTCGTTGACCTGAAGGAATGCGCCCCTCTTGTGGCCCTCGTGATCCTTCAGGAAGCGGACTTTCTTGCTGGTGTCTTTCATGCCCGTGTCTCCACTTTGGCCGGCGCGTGGGCTTTGCAGTACCAGAGCGCGGGACCTGGTTTGAATTTCTCCATGGCGATCTTTTCGCCGCAGGTCAGGATCCCTTCGTGTTCCAGAATCAAAGCCTGTTCGGCGTTCAACACGGCATCCGCCCCGGCCTTGTACTGCAGATGCGCCTTCTTAAAGAGAACCTTGAAACATGGCTCCCACGCGCCGGTCTTCAGCGCCTCACGCCGCATCGTGGACGCGGGCTTTTCGCACTTGCAGCATTTGAGCGTCGCCATTTTTTACGAGCCGGTTGTCCAGGCAATGTTGCCGCTCATCTTGACGGTGATGGTCGCCGTCATGATCTCTTCCATTTGATCTGTGACTTCGAAGTCTGTAACGAATCCGGTGCCGGCCCATTTGGGGCCCGCGGTCACCATGCCGTTGGATTTCGGAAAGGTGACAGTCACGGTTTCAGATGCGGAATCGATCAACGGAATCTTGTCTGGATTGAATTGCACAACAAATTTTAAGCTTCCTGGGTCAGAGAGGCTCGATGGAATAAACGTCATCGATCCGAAGCCGGTCGTGGTCGTGTTCGGGCCGGCCACCTGCGTGGTGCCCATGTAGCTGGAGTCGAGAGCCTTGCGCTTGATTCCCGACCAGGTCACGGACTTGAGGTTGCTGGTCCAGCTCGTAGTGCCGAATACGATCGTTGTCCCGGTGCCGACGCAGACGGCCGCGGCCGCGGTGAGCGCGAAGCAGGCGATCAGTTGGAAGCCGCGCCGCCAGCCACCGCGATTGAGCCACCAGCGCTCTAACCGGTGACCAAAGAGGGTGTAGAAGATCAGCAGCAGCCCGAGCATGATTTGGTGGATGAACATGTTTTCTCCTTCGGCAAAACAAAAGGGCTAAAGCGAAGATGGCTCCGCTCAGCCCTTTTGATTGACCCGTATGCGCCTTCAGCCGTCGCCAAAGCGCTCTGTCTACAAAGTTGTCTTCACATCATCATGTGAGCGTCGGGATGGGCTCCCTGTACTTGAACGTAAACTCCATCATCTGCCGGTAGATTCCGGTCTCGCTTCCATCCGGCGGGGATTCGTAGCTGTTTTTCCGCCTCAGGAGCATGATCGAATCCACAGTCAGACCTGCGATCGTCGCTGAAATCACTCCGTCCATTCGATTCTTTATATAGTTGGCCAGAGTTCGACGGTCAACACTTGAGCCCGCCCAAACGTCAATTTGTATCAGCGCCTGGCTCAATCCAGAGGCGCCCTGCATGTGGTGGTCGGGATCATCGGAGATGTCGATGAAAGTTACCCGGGGCAAAGGCGTCCCCTGCGGAGCGACGTCGGGGTAGATCTGCCCATTCGTGAATTTATTCACGTTGGTGGATGTGGTTAGCCAGGTGATGATGGACGTTTCGAGGTCAGCCATTTTTTCTATTCCACAGCTTGCTTGATTTCGCTACCCATGTCGCCGATCGCTGAATCTCGTTTCTGTTCCAATGCCGGCCGGAGGAACGGTACGGCCGCGCGTTTGGAACTGCCGAACTCCAGGACGGCCGGGTAAAAGACGCCGTCTTTGACGAGCTCCGGAGAGGCCTCGATCGTGACCGAGGCGGAGATCTTCTGCCCCTTCGTGGCCGTCTTAACAACGATCGCCTTTTCCGTTGCGCCGCTGCGTTTAGACACAAGCGCCTTTGCCCTGGCTTGGATCGCGGCCGCCGATCGCGCGGCGGAGCTGGCCGCCGCGGTGTCGACGCTGCGCGGGAGCTTCGCCAGGGCGGCTTTGAGTTCGGGGATGCCGGTGATCTTGAACATTTATGGCGCGCCTTCCTTGCAGTACACGTTCAGAAAAACTTTGCGCTCTTCGACGTTTTCTACCGAGATGATATTCAAAAACCGCTCGCCCTGGCCGGGATCCGTGTAGCTCAAGCGCATCGCGGCGTTCAGGTTCGGCCAGAAACGCATCAGGACCATGTGGGAGACGATCGCCTTGGCCTGCTGCGCGAAGAACATCTCTACGCCTCCGGTGGGTGTGATCTCGCACCATATAGCGCCGATCGTGCGCCAGGCTGTTAGCACCGCGGCGCCGTGCGCTGTGGTTGTTTGCTGTGGCACCTGGATATCGACGCGGTGTCTGAATGTCCCGATGTCGATGTCCGCGATCTTCAGGGGCATTGCCAGATCCTTTCGGAATAGAGCAGGCTCTTCCAAAGAGGGTTCTGTGCCAGGCGGCCTTCGATGTTGATTTCGCGGAACCGATACAAATCGGCGATAATCTGGCGCATCGCCGCCATGCAGGTACCGGGAATCGTGTTCAGGGCGGGCGTGAACGTCGGAGCCCCGCCAGCGAAGCCGGCGGTGAAATTGATCGTCACGGCGGCCATCCTGTTTTGCGTGTCCGGCCAGACGCCGTCGACCGGCGGTGTAAGCCGCGGGGTGATCGAATTGAGGTCGACGATGCACTGCGTCGGATCCGAGGGAGTGAGCGTTTGCGTTGCGCCGGTCGGATCGATGTAGGAAATCGAATTGACGACGCTGACCGGCGTCCGCGGCAGATAAATGATCAG